CTGCTTCCCTTATAACTGACATTGCTTCTGTTTATGTGATAGCAGCATCTGGGGTAATTTGTGGATTTATTGGATTCAATAGTATGTCTGCAAAGAAACCTAAACCCTCAACATCTTATGATAAGGGTGAAGATCGATGAGTATTATTTCAAGTTTGATTGGCCCAGCTACTGAAATTGTTGGTAAGTTTGTACAAGATAAGGATAAGGCTGCACAGTTAGCGCATGATATATCTACGATGGCTGACAGACACGCACAGGAGGCGATGCTAGCGCAGATAGAAGTAAATAAAGCAGAGGCACAAGGAAATTGGTTTCAAGCATCGTGGCGTCCTCTCTGTGGGTACGTCTGTGTTCTCGGTTTAATGGTTAACTTTCTTATCTCTCCAATTTGTGCAGGGTTTGGCTTTAATATTCCGCAAGCTGACATGGCTGTGATGATGCCGGTGCTAACTGGTATGCTTGGGTTAGCTGGCATGAGATCATACGAACGCGTTAAACAAGTAGGCAAGTAAAGGAAATACAATGGCATTTAAATTATCAACACGCAGCCAAGATAGATTAATTGGTGTAGACGAACGGCTTGTTGCTGTAGTTCAGGGTGCAATTCACCTGACCAAGGTAGACTTTGGTGTTATCTGCGGTATGCGTACCCTTAAGGAGCAACAGGAGCTTGTTGAGAAGGGTGCAAGCCAGACAATGAAGTCGAAGCACCTTAATGGACTTGCGGTTGATCTGATGGCTTACTGTGGATCTCGTAGCTCTTGGGAATTAAATCTTTATGATGATATTGCTGACGCTATGTCTGAATCTGCGCGTGATGTAGACGTACCTATACGCTGGGGTGCTGCTTGGACTGTATCTAACATTGCTCATTACCAAGGTGGTAGCATGGAAGACGCAATGAATGAGTACATTGATGAGCGTAGGTCACAAAATAGAAGGCCATTCATTGATGGCCCTCATTTTGAGCTTATGTCTTAGGTCTTATCTTAGGCCTTTCTCCGAACTCGCTTCGAATTAAATCTGTTTCTCTGCACCTAGACATAGAGAATTCATACTCCTCTGATATGAGTGGGTAGTATATATCACTTGCAAAGTGACAGGTTGCCATATCTTTGAAGAAGATTTCCGAGTGTATGGTATGCTCTTCTACATAGTAAGTTAATATTAAGACAGACCAGTACATTATGATTTACTGTAAAGATAAACTGAATCTTTCTTTCTCTCAGTATACTGTAATCTTTCTCTGTTTAACTTGCCATCTCGAAACATGAGATCAAGCATCTGACTTGAAGACCTAAGATTTTCACCAGTAAACGAGGCAACATCTTCAGCGAGCATTGTCTTACCCTTGGTAAAGCAATCCATTATAAGCTTACGCTTGACCATTGATCTTACTCGTTGCTCTCTAATAGATTTGCTGGCTGCTGTTTGTATGTTGTGAACTTTGTACTCAGGAAGTGGTGGTCTCTTGTGGTTGTTAGCTTGCGTTCTTTCGAAGAGGTTTATTCTGTATGCGTAGGCAAGCTCTTTCTTTTCTCCGAACGTGCTTACTGTACTAATTAATTCTTTAATTCTTCTTTGGTGGTACTCCTCTGAATCATTTCCAAGAGTGCTTTTATCTCTTCTAGTCTTTGTTTTAAGTTTGGTCTTTTGTTTTGTTCCGCTTCCCTTACCATAAGACTCAATAAACGTAGGCCTCTTAGTATCGCTTGTGTCTGCGGTGAGATTGTTTGCTCTTCTTTTTTCATTTGCCTTCCTCCTTGGGCATGGAAATTCTATGTTATATTTGCTGCTTAATTCTTGCACTAATGGGTAGTCTATTTCAAGTAAGGTGGATGCTTCTCTTAAAGTAAGACCCATCTTAGCTGCGTTGATACATTTTATTATTTCTTTGTCGTACATTTGAGCCTCTTCTGTTTAAAAAAAAGGACTGCCCGAAGGCAGCCCAGTTGAGTCAGGAGGTTCTTCCAAGGAGAGAGGCCTTGAAGGAGAACCCTTCTAGTCTAGAACGGAATAGTGTCATCTGGCAAGGCGCTTGCTGCTTGAGGGGCAGCGCCTTGCTGCTTATCACCAACTGATAAAGATATATAAGGCTTATCATCTTTCTCTCTACGCCAGCCTGACACCTTGAGTCGGTCGTTGTTCTGCATTGGGCCACTAAAGTCAGGACGTTTCTCGTTACCGTCCTTGTCGTTCTCAAAGAGGACAGCAATCTTTTCATATATCTCAATGATACTCTTGCCATCTTTAGTCTCATCTTTAATCAGACATATTTTTTTATCTTGACCTTCGATGTTCATCTTACCTTGCAAGATAAGTGTCTGTGTAGGAAAGGGCGTAAACGCTGCGCCTCTATTTGTGTCGTCATATACTTGGTCTGCCATGCTTCTGGCTCCTTTAGAATGTTGCTGCTGATAATTGTTTTAGTGGTAGCTTGTCACCAGCTACTTGTGTGGATGGCTTACTTGCTTCGTTGCCATCATCATCTTCTGTTGCAAGATTGCACATACCAAGCAAACCATAGCGTCTAGCGTATGTAATTGCCGAGCCTAATCCTTGCATATTTTGTTTGTCTAACACTAGATAAACTTTGCTTGAAAAGCTTGGGCCAGAGGTATGCAGTAATACTGTTTCTACATATGCACCAAGTTCATCTCTTCCGCATGGCTGCATAATTACAAACCCATTGGCTTGCAAAGTATCAGACGTAGCGTCGATCACTGCTTCTAGTGAAGCGTATGTGTTCTTAAAGTGTGGATTACGACTGTCTTTCTTGACAGGATTCATAACCCTTTGCGCTGAAAGTAAACATTCTATTGCTGATTTACTCACTTGTTTCTCCTTCTCCATTATACTCTCCTTGTTATGCGGAGTGATCCGCGTTTATCTCGTTTGACTGTGAGGTTATCACAGTAAACTTCTCTCTCATTTGATCCGACCATGTTCTTGAGGTCTTTCTTGGCTGACTCAAATGCCTTGGCGTCTGCTTCAAGGGTGCTGTAAGTGTAGGCTGTGTCCACAAAGAAGTTATCGGTGGTGGCGTCGCGCTTGACCATGTTGTCCACCTCAATCTTGTCAGTCCCAAGTTGTACTGGTTGGTCATTACCAACTGGCTCTTGTTTGCGAAGCACGTAACCCCAGAAGTCTGACACCACTGCCCACATAGAATTGAAATACTCATCGTTCCGCGAGACATAGGCTGACTCCCACTTGTTGTTGCCAAATATTACTGAGAGATAAGAACCATCTGCATCAGCTAAGTATATGTATAGCTGCAACTGCGGCATATAATAATCAATAGCTTTATCTAAAGTGTTGTAAGCGTTAGTATGCTTGGCCTCTACTATTTGTAGTTTAGCATCGGCTGACTCACACTTAGCATCTATTGTACCCTTGGCTGGGACTGTACCGATCAACTGATCGTAAGAATTTTGGTAACCTGTAAGCTCTGTTTTGTACTCATCAGCAAACCATTTTAAATTAAAGTCCTCTGTAAGCGTACCCATCTGCACTGCAATATTGCGAGACAAATCTTCTGGCTCAATGAGGCCACACTTGATTTGCCATAACTCTAACCAGTTCCCCTGCATTATTTTTACACAGTCAGAACCACCTATGAAACCTTTACGCTCCATGACTTTCTCCTTTTATTATAATTAGATAGCTACTGCATATGTGCAGCTGCATCAATACAATCTGACGTAACGTCACTTGTACTTTTGGAAGTCCTCCTCTGTGAGATCTTGAAATTGCATGAGCCTCTCTTTGCTCAGACCTTTTAGATAATTCTCGCTGACGCCATCGCCTCTACGAATCTTATCTGCGATTACTTTATCGCTGACTAAAACGTAGTTAGATTTCTTGTACTCTAACGCATGGATAGGGGAGCTTGCTGCCTTAGCGACATGAGCATCCCAGACAATGCTACTTGCTGCATCGCCAGCTTTCTTAGCTTTGTACATATTAACCTCGCACTAATGATGGGTTGTAATACTGTGCAATCCGCGAACCTGATTCCGTTTCGACCATAACTTTATCTACATTATATCCTTCTTGCTTTAGATCATTGATCCTTGATGCAAGTCGAAAGCATTTGAATTTGTTAAGGGCATCTAATGCTGTAATGCGGTAGCCCATTTCAAGATGAGCTTTGATTTGTTTCATTTGGGTACTCATGGTTCTCTCCTTAGATAAGTTTTTCTGTTGCATAGAGAGCAATCAGTGTGGCTTCTGCTCGTCCATCATC